TGTGGTGACTTACATTCTTCTACGATGTAACTAAAACCGTTGGAGAATGTCCTACGGATCTTGTTACCTTCAGTAGAATAAGATCCATAGCGAGCAGGAAACTGATTGAGAATTGTTCTGATCATTTGATGTTCAGATAAGGTTTGTTGTAGATCATGTGATCCAGAACTTGACCAATCATCTGGCGATAAGTCTCATCATAGTTTTTGCTGCACTCTTCATACGCCTCATAGAGTTTGGTGTAGAGTGTGTCCCAGTGCTCTTGAGTGATGGTGGTCATTGGTTTGTTGTGTATGAAGTCATTATACAGCAAAAAGGGCACCTGTAGAGATGCCCTGTGCCAGTTATTCAAGTGTCATATTCTGCTATTGCTTCTTGCATTGCCTGTGCAATCTTTTCATTCATATTTGGTTCATTCTCAATTTTATTGAGTTTTTCATTTACAAAACCAGTCACATCAAGTGTGCGAGGATCTACACCTTCATCAAGACAGTCAAGGTTGAATTCCATAAAAGCACCGAGAATCAAACAAGCACGGCGATGATCATGTTCCGTTATAGTGGCATGAGGCAGAGCAACGTAAGCAACAACGTGATCGTAGAGTTCGTCGTAGGTCATTCAAATTCTCCTGGTTTAGGTTCTGGAACTGGTGGAAGTGGAGGAAGAACTGGAGGTTGTTGAACTATAACTGGTTTTGGTTGTTCTTTTACTTGCTGAAGTTCTTGTTCAAGTTGATTGATTTTTTCTTCAAAAGCAGAAACATCTTGTTTTTGCTCTACTGATTGATTTTCATTTGCTAATTTCCAACCCGCAGCACCTGCAGCAAAGATACTAGCAAGAGCAGCAAACACAGAAACAGTCTTAGAAAAACTCATTCAGAATCCTCCTCGTTTAATTCAATACCATTAACAAGATCTTCTAGTTCTTTCATTACATCTTCCATAGGATAGGTTTTAACCTTTCCAGTGTCGATGTCATGAACCATTTGCATCAACCCTTCAAGAAATTCTTTAGGGTAAACATCATCGTCATTCAGTCCAACCCAGAACCATTCAATACATTCTTGTTCTGGATCTTCTACTGTTCTGGGAAGAGCATAGTTCTCATAGGATGAACCCATTAGATCTGCCCATACTCTAAAGTTAATGCGAATACTTTGCCATCCAGTCATCCAGCAATGACCAATCCAATATTCCCACCAATTTAAAGTGGTTCTATTATTCTTTTTTGGTGCTGTTGATCTAACTGGTGTACTGTACATTAGCATTCATCCGATTTAACAAAATCAAAATCTTTTACATCCTCAAGATAATCCCAATTCCATGTACGTTCAAAGAATCCAAGATCAATCCCAAATTTATATACCCAGAATATTACACTTAATACTCCACCACATCCAGATTTAATTTGGAGATATGGCCAACTGGCATAATCATTCCAACTCACAGAACCCTGAAACAATGCCCAGTTTTTTGTGTGAAGGACTTGAACATACCAATCATGACCGTAATCGTAGCGATGTTTGAATGTGATTAGTTTCACTTGTTCATCTGTAGTGTGGGAACAGGCATACCACCTTCGGTGGGTACATAGATGGTCACGTTACCATTCTTGCTGCCATCTTCCAGACCAGTGATATACAGATATTGAAGATACTCACGGTTATCCTTCAGTGAATCGCCAATGATTTGGTTTGCCTTAGCAACACCAGTAGCACGGATGATTTCAGCATCAGCAAGTTGTTGTGCCGAATCTTTCTTTGCTTGTGCCTCAAGCACAGCAACCTGGCGGGTGTATTCTGCCTTCTGCAGTTCTGCTTTACCAGCAAGAGATTGTTGCCAGACATTATATTGAGGACCACCAATAAAGATAAGTCCACCAATCACAACAACACCAACTGCTACGAGAGCAACACCAGCATCAATAAATCCGTTTTGTTGTTTCATAATTTACCTCAGTTATAAGTACAGAGTTGAGTGATACGACCATATTGAATACCTTCAGACCATTTGCCACCAGCACTGATACAATCTTCAGATAGTCAAAGAGACATTAAACCAAGACAGAATAAGTCCAAGCAACCATGCCTCAAAAAAGAGACCAGCAACAGCAAGGACAATTACACCAAAAGCAACACCAATAGCAGTAGAAGTTTTCATTAGTTTTTAGAAGTTTGGGAGTTTTGATTTACAGACTTCACTGTTTCATGAAGTTGCTTAAGTGCTTCAACTGTTTCGGGAGTTTCTTCCCATTCCCATGAGTTACCATTCTTGTCAACAAAAGTTCGTGTGGTCATAGTTTACCTCCAACGGTTCCATCATAAGTGATTGTAGCATTGTCCCATCCTTCTTGGCAACCCTTTAGATAAAATCGTGTTGCCCTAACACATTCTTCTTCACTTAAAGAAGTAATCAGTGGTTTATCTTCTTTATCAAAAGATTTCCATGTTTTCCATCGAGACTGAATTACATAGAATGCGTCATCGATTAGTTCGTGGTTTTGTTTTTGTGATTGAGACATTTTGTTTTTTTAAGTTATAACGAGTTAGGTATTTGTTTAGATGTTCTTGACATTGAAAGTAGCAAACTTTTGTTTCTTTCCGATCAAGATATTCTAATGTTAAAGGAAATACCTCATGAAATTCATTATTCAAAGTTTATTACCATTATTTGTCGCTTTCTTTTAAAAGTTTTATTTCTTCCCAATACTCTCTAAAAACTAATATGTTTACATCATTTACTGGTCGATCTCCAATTTTAATCTTCAATGTAATGTATTTTTCTGAGATAAAATTAATAGTTCCGTAATGATCACGGTACTTTACTTGAAGACCCTCAGTAAAATTCATATCAAGTAGTAAATTGCTCTACTACTGAAGATTCTACATCTTCTGCCAGAGCAAAAGTACGAGAATTTAGAATGTTTTCCCTAAGATTGCTGTAATGTTGCTCATAAAAATTACCATCATCTTCTGCAGAGATTAGATCAAAACATTCATCATCATCTTCTGCGATGACATTCCAGATACCACCATATTCTGAAGATGGAAAAGGAACGTAGTGGTCAACAATGTAGAGATACTTCATTTTCAGTGTTAAATTACCCTTAAAGTTTAAAACAAATAAAAGTTTTTGTCAATCAGAGAAATTCCATGATGTAATAGTCAACAGTGACTTCGTACTTTGCTGCTTCCTCTTCGATGATTTCAACAACAAGTTCGTCAAACTGTTTTTCTTTTTGAAGTTCGTCCATTGGTTTTCTTGGTGGGACTCTTAGAGTCTAATGGTTTTTTGTTTGAAGTGCTACGTTTGGTAGACGGTTTTTTAACTGGCACACTCGCCGCTTTTACTTGTTTTTTATGCTCAACAATAAAATTTCGGGCAGATTGCTCTGTCCTACAGACTTTCAGTTGTTCTCCATTATAGATAACCATTAACTGGTTTCCAAATGGAATTGCAGCATAAGTTCCATCTCCAACTATAAATCCTTCTTTCATTTCTTAATTTCAGCAACACATGGTTCTCCGTCGATGAATACAGTGTCAACAACAGACTGCAAACGTCGAGCAGTCTGAATACCAACATTACTATAAACGGGTACATATATCATACCAAATGCCTTGGTGTAGTTGTCAAGATCACCAGGAATAAGTGTACCTTCGCGCATACGCTTAGCATCATCCTGGTGGAGTCGAATCACTCGACCTACAGTTTGACACATCTGGATCACATCCATGTTCCGCATGAGAACACAAGAAGTCAATCCAGGACAGTTGATACCCTCAGATAGGATGCTGTAGTGTAGAATGATAAACTTTTTGTCTGGATCTTTGCCGTAAGCAGTAAGTGTATCAAAGAAATTCTCTCGACTTACTTTCTTATCGTTGATAAATGCACCATGCTTAGCAGTGATCCACAGCACATCGTATCCATATGACTGAACCTCAGTCATAAATTCAGTCTCGGCAAGCATCCGCATCAACACCTTAGTATTTGGTGCTGCAACAAGAACCTTCTGCATGTTGTCTTCATTCAGAATAGTATCCAGAAGAGTCATGCAATCTCGCTCTGCACCATATTCCTTGTCGCGCACAGCATTGATCTGCTGCACATTGATCTTAGGAGGAATGATAGCACCAGTCTCTACAAGTTCTGGAGCAGGAACATTACAAATGACCTGACCATAAACTCGTGTGTCATTCATTCCTGGTTTCTTGTAGGTATGAGAATGCTTTGGAGTAGCAGTAAAGTAGTAGCAACGATCTGCGTTCTCAGCAAAGTATTCTGCCTTGGGATAGAATGACTTCTTCACACTGTTGTGTGCTTCATCAAAATAGATTGTATCTACATGCACACCAGACTCTTGAACCTTGTGGAGAGAGTTGTATGTTGTGAAGATCAGTTTGTTGCCATCAACTGCACTGCACCATGCAGATACCTTCTTAGGATTGGTTGTGCTATAGTGATGAGTTTCTCCACTATGCACATGGATTACATGGGCATTAGTAATATGCTCAAGAAACTCGGCAGATAATTGTGATGCTAATAAGATGCGAGGAGCAACAACTACTACAGTCTTATCAGTATAAGTATCGAAAATGCGCTTGGCATCAAAGATCATGCACATCGTTTTACCAGCGCCAGTAGGCATGACAAGTTGCCCTATGGCATGTCGGATCATGGCACGGATGCCGCGCTCTTGGCAGGGACGCAGTTGGATCATGTGAATCTTATCAATGAAAATATTATACAGAAAAACCTCCTGCAAAGCAAGAGGTTCTTACGTCATATGGACAGTTTTATTAGTGGCATATCACCTTTTAGGAGGAGAATCTCCCTTTCCCTCAAGTGTTTTAACCATAAGTTCTGTAAATCGTTCCATTTTTTCATAATGGACAGAAGATGGACTATAATTGATGGCGTTTTTTAATGCAACTAATTCGTTCCATTCTTCAGTTGATAGTTCCAAAGTAACCTCCTTGAGTGCATTTGTGTTTAAATCCTAACACACTCCTCCTTTATGTATGCTTTTCTTAAGGTTGTATTTATACTGTCGTTACAGTTCTTAAAATGAAATTTTTATAGATACATCAATTACCAAAAATATTTCCCCAAGAACCAGGATCTTTTTTTGTTTGCTCTTCTAGTTGATCAAGAAGGTTTTCTGTAGAGATAATACTATCAATATCTCTAATCATTTTGGAAATGACTACATTAACAAAAGGTTTTTCATTCCTCGCAGCAAATGCAAGGGCATTCCTTAAGTTTGATTCTGCATCTTTTAAAGATGATTGTACCTGTTCAGAAAGTGCCATACTCTAAATTTCATAACAACTAAAGACTATCATAAAAATCAATCAAAGTCAACTCTTTTGTGATGAAATCCATTATCATCTCTAAAATAATATTCTTTAAAATCAGGATCAGTGTAATTACCCCACCCAGTAGCAATATATTTTGAATGAGAATACACAGGATTTCCTCTATGTACATGAGTGAAAAAAGCAGGCCACATAACAAATCTTCCAGTTTTAGGTTTAACCTTCATTTGTTGCCATAAAAATTCTGTTTCACCTTCATTTTCAGGTACATCATTAAGATATAACATCCATACTAAACACCTTTCTATAGTTTTTATGTCTCCAACTTCACAGTGCCAATCATGAAAACCTCCACGAATAGGAGTTCTTTGAATTTTTACTTCATCAAAATCAATATTTACAGATTCTATTTGAAAAAATTGATTTTTATATAACTCAAAGCATTCATAAACTTTTGTATTCACAAAGTTGTTTACCATAGGAAGATCCCAAGTTCCCATGGCAAAATCATTTCTTCTTAAAGAATTAACTCCACTACTATATCTTTGACCTTTAGTACAATTACCAGCATATTCAGATAAGTTAAACAATCTGATAATTGTATTACAGTCCCTTTTTGAAACAACATCATCAAAGATCATTATATGATCTTTGCTTTCAACTATTTTCATACTAACCAAGTAATGATTGAATATCTAGTTCCTTTAATTATAGGTCTAATTTCATGTGGGTACATAAAGTTTGAAGGGAACATTATACATGATCCTTGCTTTAGCTTATACGTCAATTCTCTATTAAAGAATGATATTTCACCACCTTCATAATCATCATTGATTGATAAAATAAAAGTTATTGCTCTTGGCGATTCTTTAAAAGAATCTGTATGCTGAACATAAAATTCTCCCTCAAAGTATCTGAGAAGTTCGTATCCAGAATCTTCTTTAATTTCTAAATCTGTTCCAGTAGTCTCTTCACTATATCTATCAATACAACTTGATACACATTCAAACAAAGACTGATCAATCATTTGTCTGATTTCTGGATTTTGATTGATAATATCTTGAAAAGAAATTGGTATTACTGAACAATTTCTTGAATTTGGATCATGTCCACTTCCAGTCAAAGTTTGTTTCCATTCATCTGAATTTTTATATTCATTTAAAATAGTTTGACAAATTGCAGGATCTAAAGCATTATCAAATACTTTAATAAAATCCTTTAAAGGTTTATCAGAAAAATTATTAGATATTGATTTTTGTTCTGTAGATTCTGAATATTTTTTGTTTATACTAAATGGACTACTCTCATCTCCATAAACAACAAAGTCATCATCAATATCAACTTCTATAGTTTTTTTAACTGTATTAGTTTTTATTTCTGTAATATTTGGAGTTTCTCTAAAAGGAAAAACATACTTTTCAGTAGACTTTCCTCTTAAAAAACTACTACTATTGTTATCCAAAGATCCCGCCATAATTTTATCTTCAGTTAACCAACCCATTTCCTTGTACTCCTCGATTAATTTTTCTAGTTTTGGTTCTCTAACAATACCTTTATCAAAGTATGACACAGCAGCAGATCCTCTGCTTCTAACATAATGTAAAAAGAATTGAGCGTATTCTTTTCCAACGTATTCATCTCTCCAATGAGGAGCAATGCACCCAAGATAGAGCATTGCATCTCCTGGTTCTAATATTAAACATTTATTTGTATTAGATGGAGTTTGTATCCATATAGGCCATGGTTTATCTCCATATAAATGAACTGTTAAAGAAATTTCACAAGAACTTCTATCGGTGTGTTTTTTTAGAACACTTCCTTCTCTATAAATTCTAGAATATGTATAAGTTGGAAGAACAGTTTCTTCAGTAATTTCAGAAACTTCTTTTGTTTTTTCGCAAAGAAGTTCTAAAGAGGGCAAATAATTATAGAGAGCAGAAGAATTTGGAGCTTGTGCATCTCCAGAGAAATTATAAAAAGAATCACATAATTTGAATTCTTTATATAACTTAATTGCTCTATCTTCTGGTATAAAATTTTTAATTAATTTATAATTATTTTGTAATAAATCAGAGTTCATATTAAATATCAAATTAGAAATTATTGATCCATTGCTTTTTTAAGAGCAGAGAACCATACAACTGCTTTTTCTACGGGGAAATTATTTTCATCAATTTCTCCAGAAGTTAATTTAGTATAAACTTCATTAGGATCTAATTCATTTAGAATTTGCTCCAGTTTTTCCAATGAAACTTCTTCAGATTCATTATTTTTGCTTAATTCATTTAAAGATTTTTGTTTTTGAATATCTAACTCTTTTCTAAAACTTTCAATTTGCTGTTCAGCAATATCTTGAATAAAGGAGAAAGATTGTAGTTGTTTTTCCTGCAAGATATTTTCTTTTTCGTGAATATTATCTTCCAGAATTTTCTTCATGGATTTAATTTCTTCAACTCTTAAATTATAAAGTTCTTGTTCTCTTTCTAATTCATTAGTTCTCAACAGAGCAAATTCTTCATTCTTAAGTTGCTCTTCAGCAAATAGTTCTTTTACCTTTTCAATATTCTTTCTTTCAACATCTAGAGAATCTGCTAAAAGAGTTATCATTTGTTTTTGATAATCTAATTCAGTTTCAAAAGTACTCTTTTGCAACTCCATTTGCTCTCGTTCTTTTTCAATTCTTTCTCTTTCACTATTGATAAGATTAAGTTGAGATTGCTTTCTTATCTCAAGTTCTTTCCTTTCATTTTCTATACTTTGTTCCTTCAAATCAATTAATTCAACAAACTTTCTTTGTTCTTCTTGCATTTGCAATCTTTGCTTGTCAAGTTCATCATTTAATCTTTTATACCTTTCCATCAATTCATTATCACTTTGATTGATTTTTTTGATGGTTTCTGAATGCTTAAGAGATTCTAATTCTGCTTTTTTTTCAAATTCGATACGATCTAATTCAAGTTGTTGACGCTGCTTAATTAACTCAGATTCTTCAATTATTTGAGTATTTTCTTGCTCTAGTCTTACTTTTTCTTGCCTAATTTTTTTATTTTGTTCAATTAACTTCTCAATTTCTTCTCTTTGCTTTCTCTGATCTTCTATAAATTTTTGTTTTTCTGCTTCTTCTCTTTCAGAACGAAGTCTTTGCTCTTCTTGCTCAAGTAGAATTTTTTCTTCAATAACTGGAAGAGTTGCTGTGTAAGCATCAATATAAGGTTGTACAAAATTAATATCCTCAAGATCAATATTTGGATCTTGAGTCTTTAATTCAATATGACCTTTATCATGAATCCACTGAATTGCATGGATATGAGAATCTTCAAAGTCCCATTTTTCTAACACAATTCCATTTCCATCGACAATAATAGTTTTGTCAGTTGGTACAACAGTAACTCTCATTGATTAGTCTCCTCGTTATTGTTTGGTAGTAAGTTAGGTTCTTTATTATCTAGTATAGTTTTATCTTCAGAAGGTTCCATAAGTTGAACATTAACTCCTTGCGATTCAAGAAGGTCATAATACATATTTGCTGTTGCAGATAGAATATCTATGTTTGTTTCATTTGCTTTTACCATCTCATTTCTAAAAGATTCAACTGCAGAACTTGTAGATCTTTGTTGTTGAGAA